TTGGCCGCCTGGAACTCCCCCTCGACGTGCGATCCATCATGCTCGACGTAGAAGTTCGACAACCAGTTGTGCTGGAGCTTACCATCGACTCTCAACGAGAACCAGACAACCGACTTGCGAGCACTAGACTGGGAGTTTGTCACCACTGCGCTTCTCGCGGAGGACACCTAGCGCTCCCTTCGGATGGTTGAGCTTGCCATTGCGGAGAGTAGCCAGAGCGCCAACCTTGGGCTGATGCTCCTCCTTGCCGTTCTTTCTGCCCACAAGCGATCTGCCACGACGTTCTGGAAAGCGCGAGTCAACGCCAATCTCATGGATATCGCCATTCTCGATATCCCAGCGCATCTTCACTACCCTCCGAGAAGGCCCGTCACGATACTTGCGGAGCAGCAATTCCATTTCATTCTTGGCTTCGTCCTCTTCGTCGGGTTGCAGGATGATCAGCATATCAGCAATTTTCTGAGCCGACTGATACGCCGTCTCTCCCTCTCGATTGAGCTGCGTCGCGGTAACGTGCGGGACCTTTGACAACCTTGCTGCCTGCTTGAGCCCGCGCCCGTTCTGGGCCACACCCTCCCAACCTGCTTGACCCTTGGGCGTGCGCATCTCTTCCAGGTAGTCAACCACGACCATTCCCGGACTGTAACGCAATTGCTCGGCCCCGACCTTCTCCACCGAGCAGTTCTTGATGTCATCGCGGATGATGATGTCGTGCTCCATCTTCTCGCGCTCACATCTGTCAAGCCACTTGTGCCAGCGCTCCTCTTCCTTGGGATTCAGCTCAAGAGCCTTCAACGCTCGCCCTCGAACCTTGGCAAGCATGGTGTCAAAGCGCCTGAGGATCTGCTCGGCCTCTACTTCAAGCGAGATGAAGAGGACCGTACGTCCCTGTAGATACGCTTGGAGCGCGACGTGCTGTTGACCAGTAGTCTTACCCCCGCCAGGAGGGCCACCAAAAATAAGCAGCTCGTGTGGCTGTAGTCCAACCGTGATGTCATCGTAGGACGGTATCCCGAGCATGACGCCATGCTGTTCCCCCTTCTCACGCCGCCGGTAGTAGTTGTCCTTACGGCGCTTGCCCTCTGACAGGCGCTCGGCCCTGGGTGCCGGCACGACCTCTGACAACTGCCTTGCCATGTCAAGCGCATGAACCTCGATGTCATCTACCATAACGGGATCATCGAGAATGTCGTGATACAAGCGCACCAGCTCGATCGCGCGAACCTCCTTGACATGGCGAACGAACTCCTCGGTGTGATAGGTCAGCGGGTCCTTGCTGAACTTGGGCTTGAAGCCAGGAAACTCCTTCTTGATTGCTCCTAGCGACGGTGATGCATTGTGATCGCGCATGAACTCAAGCGACCACTCGTAGACTTCCCTGATGTAGTCATCGAGGAAGTGGTCTGGTTCGATCCCACGAATTACAACGTCAGCCAGCTTGCCGGACTGAATCGCCTTTGAGATCAACAGTGTCTCAAAGTCGGCCATGACTAGCGCCGACGAGGCTTCTTCTTCTCCGATGCCTCGCTAGCTTCACGTTCGTTGTGCTGACGGATCGAACGCTCGACCGTCTCGCGATCATCAGAGATATGGATTTCCAGCACCTTGCTTGTCGCCTTGAGTGCACCGATAATGCGATCGTAAGCAGATTGCTGTTCGTCTGTGAGCTGTTCCTCGGCGTCCCAGTCAACATCCGCCAAAGCATTCATGTCAGCACCATTGAGCTTCCATGCAATCATGTTGGGTCCAAGTGTGACGTTCGCGTACTGAGCGACAGGAACCAGCTCCGAGAGTTGACACGCGATCAGCACTTCACCGTTACCCAGATTGCGCGCAGATGCAATCAACGGCGATTCAACCTGCTTGTGGGCTGCTGACCTGACGATTGAGCCCGAGGTATCCTCAGTGTCCTCTACACGAGCGGTAGTACGTGGCTTGGCCGCCGGCTTCTTCTTCACGAGCGACTTGCTCGCTTGCCTTGTCTTGATGGCTGGCACTTATGTCTCCTGTGTTGTCATTTCATCATCCGCTCGATCGCCTTGAGCTGTCGCTCCAGCGCTCGTATCTCCGCTTGTTGTCGGTGCGTCAGTTTGTCCTTCCACGGCACGGTCGGGTCGCTGTGAGGAAGCTCCCAATCGCGCAGTTCAAAAGCACGAACGAGATCCCCCTCAAGCTCGATGTGACCAGTATAGCTCGTGCGCCTGTAGAGCGTGTTCACTATCTCCTCTAAGCACTGTCCATGGGCCTGTAGGCGCCGTGCAGTGCGGAGGTTGTTCATGGTGAGATAGCGCGGAGGAACCGGGAAGCCGTGATACCGACAGCAACCGACAATGGCTTTGTCAAATGCGTCCTGCGTCGTGTAGCTGACCTCGGGGAACAGCGCATCGTTGATCTGCTCGCGCGACTGATTGCGTGCTATGCGACTACGAATCTTCTTGACAATCCTGTCAGGGAACCTGTAGCCCGTGCGCATGATGACCGCAAAGCGATGCATGTCCTCAGTAGTATCAACCAAAGTACCGCGTTCCTGGGCAAGAAGCTGAGCAATCTCATTAGCCTGAGCCACGGTCCAATAACGTTGTTTACCCTCCTCGCGATGAGGGAACAGGCGCTCTGGCAACTTGCCAAACTGCATCCAGCGATTGATCGTTCGCTTGGTACGGTTGGTAAGCTCCTCAAGCTCATCCATGTAAACCTTATTACGATCTAGCTTCAGGGGCACTTGACAATCGCGCTAGGCTGTCTGTGGGCGGCGGGGCGGGGATGTTGGCTGCGGAGAATTGGAACTATCTAAGATAGCTGCTAAGTAAGGCTGATTGGTAACTTTCCTTACGAACTGAGGAACTAAAGAGAAGTAATGTCATACAATGAGATATGCATAAGATGCAGGAAACGCGAGTGTGCGCGTATGAGCGCCCGTGCGATTCTATCTTAGTAAAGCGCACTTGTATGCATCGACATTCTCTTTGACTTGAAGGGATCTATCTCAGTACCAGGACGCTTATCCTTGATTTTCTGAGGAGTGAATGGATTCCTGTTCCTTCCTGCATTCAGCGCTGATGTACAGTATCCATCAGCAACATGATTGGTAGCGCGCTTAGCCCATTCGATAGCCCAAGCATTAGGAAACAGATTGCCAAGCAGTTTGATTGCTTCACTGTAGAGCGGCTTCAGCTCTGATTGGCGGATCTTGTACTTGCCCATGAGCTGTCTCTCGACCAGTTGGCTGTCAGTTTTCAGCAAGATGCTGTCAGCGCCGAGGGAGTGGGCATACTTGATCGCCACCACACAGCCGTTGTACTCGGCGTAGTTGTTGGTGTGCCAGCCGATGTAGCGCGCTATCACGTACTGCTCACCGTCAAGTTCAATGACAGATGCGAAGGCTGCGTGACCAGGGTTCCGAGGACGACACCCTCCGTCAAAATGAGCTACAGCTAGCATTATTGGCTGCCTCGATTCCAGTACGCCGCAAATATTTGATTGACTTGTCAAGTAGGAAGATGTTATCATCGAATGCTGCTAATCCACGATTACATGGTGCACAGAGCAAGCCTCTCACGTGTCCCCACTTATGACAGTGATCGACTTGAAGATGCCCACCGCAGTTGTCAGCAATCTCAGAACCGCAGATTGCGCATCCACCTTTTTGCTTCTCCAGTAGATCATTGTAATCGTCAATCGTAATGTCATATTTCTTCTTGAACTCATATCCTCTAAAGGTTTGCTTGAACTCAGGATTGGCACGTCTATCTCGCGCATAGGCAGCACCATATTGGCGCCGACATCTGCGACAGTAGGGATCTAGCCCATCATTCTTTGCCTGATTAGGGCCGAAGTATTTGACAAGTTTATTGCGTTGGCATCTGCTGCAACGCTTATGCAGCAAGGGTTTTTCATCGAAGAAGGCGACTGCTCTCATGCGGATCGAGTATACTGGCCGCCCAGGCAGGCCACAGTGGCTCGTCTGTATGGTTCCCTAAGGAGGGGGCGTGGCGGATGATCATGAAAACCTAAAGAAGCACCTCAAGCCTAGCTTGAGCACGCTGCCCGTGCACCAGCAGAAGGCACAAGGAGCGGCACTTGATGAGCAGATATCGAGGCCAATGGCGGCCCTCGGATCATTGCTCAGTCCCGAGCCCTACATTCGCTCGGCAATCAAGGTGATGTACAAAGTTGAAGTAACCGGCGGACATATCAAGGACTTCGATCGATGCGTAGGGATGTTCTTGGATCTTGGAAATTCGCTTGTCGAGTATGGCGAGCTGAGAGACTATGACATCTCGGATGTCAAGGAGTTCTTGAAAAACAGAGAGATAACAGGATGAAAAGGTATCAACTCATCGATCAGTTCATTGAGGACTCCGAACTAGAAATCGATGACATCTTCGATAGCTCGACGGTCCAGAGATGGTTTGACAGGCATGGCGTCGAGACGGCTGTCGGAGATGCGCTGGCGGCGCACAGACGTTCCACAGAACGAAAGTACACAACCGAACGCATTGGCATGGGGCCATTCAGCTACTACCGTGTGGTAGACGACGGGCTCTTGGCGGACTCCGACGCAGCAAGCCGGATGATCACGCAGATGGCCATGGAAACGGTTGACAGATGGATCAACGAGCTTGACAATCGCATCAAGCGCGTGATCGTCACTCCGGAAGGAGAACTAGCCCGCTCACGAGCTGAGAACGGCATCTTGTTGATGGCTAATCAGCTTGACATGGATTTGAAGGCGATCTCGCAGGAGATGGAGAGTTAGAGAGGGAGCGGCAAAGCGGGGGCGGACAAGTTCCGTCCCCAGCCGCTTTCATGTCCCAATCCAGTTGATCGACGTTCTGAGCATGCGAGCGTCGGCGTAGAGCGTGTCCATGAGCCGGCCGTCGTGCAGCGCCGCGCTCGGGTGGTACATCGGGAACAGCCGTGGACTGCCGGTCAAGAGCATGCCATGTGCTGCTGTGATCGTGATGTGCGGACAGAAGAACTTCAGCGCATGGCTGCCGAGCGGAACGACCAAGCGTGGTGCAATGACCTTGAGCTGGGCGTGCAGCCAGTGCGAGTGGTGCTTGATCTCGACCGGCGTGGGATCGCGGTTGTCAGGTGGCCGAGCCTTGACGACGTTGGTGATGTAAACCTCAGGACGGCTCATTCCGGCTTCGACAAGCAGCTCGTCAAGCAAGTTACCGGCTCTCCCGACGAATGGGCGGCCGGTTTTCTCCTCGGTGGCGCCGGGTGCCTCGCCTACAAACACCACCTCGGCCTCAGAGTTCCCTTCTCCGGGCACGAACCGGGTCGCCCCTTGACACAACCCATGTGAGCAGCCCGAGTGGCGCAGAATCGATTCTGTGATCTCATCAAGCGTCACAGCGTCCACCTTCTGCCGCACCCGAAGCAGCGATACCACGCCATTGTGCTGATGAATCTGATTACGCCGCCGCAGTGATGGCACTTGCCAGTACGACCGTCATCCGAGTTGATGATTTCGTTGTAGATCTGTGGCGGTAGCTGAGGAATCATAGCGACACATCGATATTCAGCTTGTCGTAGCACTTGTACCTCCGGTTGCGGAACTGTCCCTTCAAGATACTTACGTTGTTGTCAAGGAAATCGAAGATGACTGTCGCCTTCTTACCAGGATGGCTACGCGAGCCTCGGCCGATCTTCTGCTGCGTAACCTTGGCATTGCCATTCGGGAAAACGAGATAGACGCGATCAATCGGCGGGATGTCAAGCCCTTCCTTAGCTACAGTAGCAAAGACGAGCGCTGAGGGCGCCTGCTTGATGCGCTCGACCATCGTCTTGCGATCCTTGCCCTTGATGCGGCCTGTCAACATGAACATCTCGGGCGTATCATTGGTCAAGCTTGTCATCTGATACGTAGAGTAAAGTGCTTCGAGATGTCTGACCTCATCGGAGATGACAAGATGGTGATGTTGGCCCTTTTGACACTCAGCTTCGATGGTTTCGCAGATAAGCTGATTGCGTCCGTCATCATGAACCAGCTTGTCTTTGAGGCCCTGGTAGTTGTTGCGATGGCCGTGAGGGCGCTTGATTGAGCACCCCGGTACCTTGCACTCGCCCTTCTCGTTAGACTGGTGATCAGGCCAGTAGGTAAACTTGAAGTTTGTGCGAACGACTTCGACATGAGGCTTGACAATGATCCCGAGCTTACGAAGCTCATTTTCGTCATCCTTGTGGAAGACTTCTCCGAGGACCGCTTGCGTAACCTCGAACTTTCCGTCAACACGATCTGGCGTGGCGCTGGGACCAATCCGCATGCGAGCCCAGAACTCAGTAACGATGAACTGAATTGTCTCGGCTGAGACATGGTGGCATTCATCGATAATCATGTTGTCGTAGAACCGGAAGAAAACCGATCTGAGCAGCGCTAAATCGTCTTTTCCCTTCTTCATCGCAGACCAGATTGTCTGCACAGTGGCAACGTTCACACGCCGGCTATCAATCCACTGTCCATCACCGATCTGACCGGCCTTGAGCCCCAGCCAGTAGTCAAAGCCAGCGATCCACTGGTTCATCAGATCGATTCTGTCAACCAAGATAATGGTGTGCGCAGGGTGCGTGTCGTGGATGAAACGCATGCAGGTAACCATCTTGCCCGAGCCCGTCGGCGCCTCGTAGATCCCCTGCTCGTGCTTGCGCATCAGCTTGACAGCACGTGCCTGATGCTTGAAGCGCGGATCAGGCTCATTGCGCCAGACAAACGGCTTGCCTTGTCGCCATTTGCGTCTGTCAACCCAGACGACCTTGATGTTGTTCTCGCGCAAAAGCAGCTTGAGCTGTAGCGCATAGCCACGCGGCATGACAACGGTATCGCCGATCAGATCACTTAGCTGGAAGAACTCAGGAAGCTCCCACCAGCCCCAGCGATTGGCCCGCTCAGCCTTGACGCGGGCATCGTTAGGTATCTCCAGTTCGTCGAAGATCTGATTGGTAAGATCATGCCCAATAAGGTTGCCATCGACACGGAGACAGTTATCTACTATGACGGGAATTGACCGCACTGGACAAGCCTATCACGGCGAGCTACACTGTCTGTCGGCCAGAGAGGGCACATGCGACGCATGCCGGACCCACAGTCCTCTCTGGCCGCTATACTGACAACCAGGGGGACGCATGCGCTACATCGTCAGGCGCTACAGACGCATCTTCGGGCCACCGCCTGGCGAGGCCGTGCGTCTCGCTCTACTGATACCAGACAGATTCCTGTGTGAACCAGATTGGGGGTTCGACACAATAGAATTCAAGTGGCCTATTCGCAAGCTTGACACGACGTATCACGATCGTCGTCTAGCAAAACGCCTAAAAGATCCGGAGTTTCGCGCGGCGTTTGAAACGCGCTGGACATAATTCAAGTGGCCCACGAACGCCGGAGTCTGAGAGAGCGGCAAAGACTCCAACGCTCGTGAGCCGTCTCGGGAGAGGCTGTCCCATCCCTTCCCAAGTGCTAGAGGGAAACTCCCTCGTACAAGATCCAACCGCCAGATTCGTGTGCACCGATCCAACCAGAGTTCACAAGCTCATTGATCTCTGCTGTGGCCTGTGGCTGCTGGCCTGCATACTTGCGATCCACATAAAGGCTCATTGTCTCGCACAGTTGCAGAACAAGATTGTCGTCTGATCGTGCGACCATCCGCCCGAACAAAGCCCTGGCCTCGATGCTTGGTGAGATGATTGTCGTTTCCATTGTCTTGCTTTCTATCTGATTGACTAAGTGTGTCGCCCCGCCCACGGCGCTCGACCAGCTATCCCATGCGGGAGCAGCACGCGAGCGGGGCGCTTGTGAGACGGTGGCGGCTCCGCTCACAAGTTGTCATATACCTGCCTTATTCATGTCCATTGCTCCTACCCAGAACGTATCCAGCGGCCAACCCCAAGATGCTGGCGAACATCGAAGCGAACCCGGAAATCATTCTGGCTGCAACTGTGGAATCGCTATAGATGATCACAAATATCATTCCAGCTCCGTAGAGAATCAGGACGACAAACAATCCGATCATGACCTTGAGGAAGAGCGCATCATTCTTCATATTCCTTTAGTCAACTGCTTTCCGTTTTCTTCGGTATTGGGGCCTGAACGACTGAACTAAGTAAACGTCATTGCTCCCTCCATTTTCTGTTGAGCCATGACTGCCTGTGCTCGTGTCATCGTCCCGCACATCGGGCAGTACCATGCATTGGCCGCAGACTTGTAAAACATCTTGTTGCCACAGCGCTCGGGCAAACCATCAATGCGATGGATTCTGCGATCACAGCGAGGTATCGCGTTCTCAATTGTCAAGTCAGTAGGCATTACTTCACCGTACACCCTGCTCGCGAGGCATGACGGATGAGGTTGTTCAGATCAGCTCGTCCCATAGGAGTGTTGTAATAACCATTTCTATGTGCGATCTTCGCGAACAATCTGGTTCTTGCACAGTCAGCGGCAATCGCAGCAGCAGCTTCTCGCCTGTCGATGGCATCGTTCTTCCGATTTACCTTTTGAATAAGATTGATGGCCTTTGCATTATCATTGACACGATCGTCGTGCTCCTTTTGACCGATATAGAACGCGAGGACCATGGCCACTGCCAGCGCGAAATACGCAATCCACACCTTGCGCACCCACCTGTGTACGCTCTCTGTGTCAATGTAGACATCGCCACCTTGACCACCCATGCCACCACGACCGCTGGGATCGCCACCGCGTCCGCCGGTACCACCAGTGCCGCCGAGTCCGAACTGACCCTTCTGACCGGGCTGACCAGGATGGCCTTCTCGTGGATCGCGCTCACTCATCTCTTTACCTTTGGGCAATGCGATGCCCTTCTGATTTCACTGGCAAGATCACCATGTAGATTGGCTAGTATTTCGCATGACAAGCGTTGACTCTGAACATCTGACAAGTTATTTTCAAGCCTGTTGAATAGTTCCCTGCAAGCAGCACCCTGATTGCTCTTTGAGCAAACCTGCTCGCTCTTGAACGTCGATTGAACGACCGCGACATGAGCTTTGTGCTCTGCTTGCTTGGCCACCATCTCGATACGATCGATCGACTTCTGTTGAGCATCGATGCGGTGGTTGCGCTCGATAACGCCTAGTGCAAGACCGATTGCCACTGCGATGGCCAGCCCAAAATACGCAAACCACACTCTCATGACCCAGGGCTTCATTGCTCAGGTCCCTTGACAATCGACGGCCCGAAGATGAGCAGTGCGATCAGCGGCGGCTCATACGGTTGCCACGTTCCCTGCAAACTCAAGTAAATTGCTAGACCAACACCGGTTACTGGACCGACAACGAGGCGAATCCATTCATTGAATGAGCTTGGCGTCATCCTTCCGCCTGACTTTTTCGTTTGGACCATCATGAGTGCTTCCATACGTCAGCCCTCAATGTCCCCGAAGCCAAGTCAATTGTCCCTGCTGTCCCGTTACGAAGGACCACGGTGACAACGCCCGCTGAGGACACGTAACCAGTCATCTGTATTCCAACCAAGCTCTGGCTGAAACCGACACTCACGGTGTCGCCCAGTGCTGCACCTGTCACGTTCAGCGTGGTTGTCGTCTGCACGCCGGCACCAAGCGATGGCGGATCGTACGTGACCGATGCCGTTAGTAGTCCGACCGTTCTGGCCATGAAGCGCTCAAGATTGGCAATCCGAGCATCAATGCGGTTGTCCTGAACCAGCATGTCGTCTTTGCGCTGGATCTTGCTCATGGCGCGATCTGGAGTTGGCCGAGCTTTTCATTGCCAGAGTCATCGATATCAACCGACATACCGAAGACACGAACAGCTTGATTGGTGATGTTCCCGCGCGGAGGAAGCTTGGCAGTGACGCGAATCTGATCACCAACGCGGTAGTCAACGAACGGCTCTGGCGAGCTGTTGATCGAGGTGTAGCCGAATGGCGTTACTCCATACGTGACGAGTCCATTGGCGCGGACCAGAACCTCTGCTCCTGCATAGGCCAGCAGGACTGCATTGTCATTGATACCAGAGATCTGCTCCACCTCTTCTATCAAGCCAATCTGATCGATGCGGGTTACATCGTCCTTGAAGGCCGGTGTGGTGGCAGCATCACCCTGTGCCAGGAGGTAGTTGACCTCGCGCTCACCATCGAGATCGCGATTGAAGGCCGCAGCGTTACGTGGCCCCCAGTTGAAGCCAACAATCACGTTATCCATAACGCGCCGATAGCGGCGATGACAAGTCAGAACCCTGGTCTTGGGGTCAAGCGATATATCACATCCATTCTCAATGTTGACAATTTGATCGATGATAGGCCCGACGTACTGATACTTGGCAACCTTGAAGTTGCGCGGAGCAGCGACGTAGGAAGTTGCCCCGCCGACACCTTCGTTGGGCAGCGTTCCGCCCCACTTGACCCACGTTGACGTGTTCGGCAGTGAGCCTGCGGGCCAGCGCACCGAGTAGCCGTCTGGCGCCGTGTAGGACGAGACGCCGGTGTTCATCTCGAAGCTCGGTCCGGCGGGATCGCCGTTGAGCTTCTGGACCAGATCGCGGATAATCAAGCTGTCATCGGTCGTGCTCCAGAGCATGTCTGTTCTGACATAGCGCTTCTGAAGGCGCTCCATCCAGCCCAGACATGAGATCACCATCTTGTTGTCAGTCCAATTCTCATTGATGGTGCGAACATAGCCTGACCAGATTGCATCCCAGATCTCACCATGGTTGCCGCCGGCCTGCCATGTCCGTGTTGCGCGCCAGTTGAAGCGCTCGGCGATGATCCCAGTCTTGTACTTCTCGATGGTGGCTGCGTAGTGCGCATCCATCGGATAGGTGAAATCAGAGCTACCGGGCTTGTTTGCAAGCACGTTGAGCTTACGGCCACTGGCTTGCCGCAGTTCACCGATTCTGCTCAGATCAAGAGAATTCACGAGGATGAAGCGCCATTTGGGTCGGTAGACAAAGGCCATTACATCCAGGTGTCGTAGTTCCAGCTTCCGAGCGAAGAAGCTGACGTCAATCCTGTTGCAGAGAATCTGATCTGGTTCAGTGTTCCTGGCTCATAGGAAAGGTCAGTGCTCGTGGGATCGACAAAGCTCCACCGGTCTGCACTGTCGCTCTTGCGGTAGATGGTAGGCGGCGCTGTCATGTCAATCACCCATGTCTCACCGTTGGGGATGTTGCCGGTGAAGCCAAGGAAGGTGTCGTTTGTCTCATTGACGATCTGAGGAGCGTTTGCCGGCCCGCTGATCTCAAGATATGGCTGTGCCTTGAAGTTGCCCATGTTGGGCGCCTGGAACACAATGGCATTCACAGATGAACTGCCAGCATAGACCCAGGGCTTGTAGCTACGCAGGACGCTGAGGAAACGCGGGCTGCTGGCACGAAGTGTGATGCTGAATGGCCGTTCAAAGTGATTGAGCGTCGTCTGTGCATCCGGCATCTCAAGCTTCTGCGACTTCTTGCACCAGATTTGCAAGTCCTCTTCTGGAGCTGTGCCGTGGAAGATCAGCGGAAGCTCCTGATCGAGGTCTGCGAAGGCCGCGCGCAATGCCTGTTCCATGTCGCGCAGCTTCCAGATCGTCTTCGTGATGATCTTTCCCTGCAATACTATTGTACGGCCACCGTACAGTGATGCGCCTGGAGTCTCACCGTGCTGACCAGGATTTGGATCGCGCGTATCACGCACATCTGCATCGTCAATCCCGAGAATGTTGTTGACGATGAATGTGTCTATCCAATTGCGAACATTGAGATAGAGGCCGTTGTATTCGATGATCGACTCGATACCACGCGGACCACTGGTCTTCGTGCCCAGCACTGAGCCATCGGGCGAGCCCGTGCCTAGACCGAAGAGTGCGCTTCTTAGTGATACGAGTGGCGGCATGGCTTACAGCTCTTCCCCAATGCCAGGCATCTGCGTGAATTCTGCTTGACGCCGAACAGCCTCCATGTGCTGAGACTCGACCGCCTCCATTGCCTCCTTGATCTGCCTGCGCTGCTCATTGGCAATGTGCTCCGGGGTCTGGCCCTTCCACTGCTCATCGTCAGCAGAAAACAGGATGTCAAACTCATGCACAACTTGTTCTCTGATCTCGATATTGACCAGCGGCTTGTCATCGTCATCGAGGACTTGGTTGTCATCGTTATCAAGCACAGGAACTTCCACGGGCTCTTCCTGAATTACATTGATGACAACCCTGTAGACCTCCTGTTCCTCGTCGTGGTAATGATCCTTGATGATTTGCTTCATGCGATTCTCACAATGTAGTTGTCTATCTCGTAAGGGTGCATAACGTTCATGGGAGTGGTGGAACCCACTGTTGTCGTGTTCCTTGTTCCTCCGCCAATAGCCCAGTTGGCCTGAGTTCCAGTACCTGCAAGCGATGTAGACAGGTATTGGTAATCCATGACGTGAGCATGAGCGACAAGTTCACTCAGCGTCTGTGTATGACGCTCTTCGCCACCGTTCTGCCCGAGCGCGCGATTGGAATTGGGCATGCGACCAGCAGCACCTGGGCTGGAACCAACCAATCTTGTCCCAAGCATATTGTCAGCACCGACACTGCTACGTCCGCGCTTGTCCGGGATGCGAACCTGGTTGCTGCCAGGATCGACACCTCCGTTGTATGCATGACCGGCTACCGTGAAGAAGCTGGCATACGTAGTCCTGTTGATGAGGCGGCCATCAGCCATGAGGAAGTGCAGTCCGGCAGGATCGCCAGAGCCCGCGTAAGGCAGTATCCCGCCGATCGGAACGAACATCGCGAGCACATCAGCATCAAATTGAGATGCCACGATGCCATCGAGAGGAATCGAATTGAACTGGATCGTCCTGTCGGACATGCGCGCCGGCACTTCAGTATCGTGAAGCACGATGTCATAGCGACCGGCATCGACCCAGAACTGCACTGCCCCGCTGGCACCTGTGACGAACGGATTCGGTCCGCCGGCGGCTCCTGCCTCTGGGGATGGCCCTTGCGTGATGCCTGTCTCGCGCTGGTAGATCGTCGCAAGGGAACCGTTGTGAACATTCACGGTGACACTGATCCCGGACAGGACGAGGTAGAAGCCAGTACCAGTATCTGTCTTGCCCAATGTGGCTTCGTAAAAGTTTCGAGGCATATCAGGCAATCCTCACAAGGTAATTGTCAACTTCGTATGGTTGCAGAACGTTGAATGCAGTCCCTGATCCCTGCGATGGGATTGAATGGTTGTGGTTGGAGTCTCCTGCTTCAACTGCGCCTGACACGTTGTATGAGCTTCCGCCATCGATGGTCGCTGCTGGATCATGACCATGAGCACCGGGAGCCACGCTGAGCCCTGTAACGCTGCCATGATTGTGAGCAGCCATCTCTGCTATCGATTGCGCGTGACGTTCCTCGCCGCCATTTTGACCACGAGCACGATTGGAGTTTGGAATTCGGTTGGCAGCACCGGTAAGACCAAAGTTGTCAGCACCAACAGGAACTCGTCCACGCTTATCAGGCTTTCTAACCTGGCTGCTACCGGGATCAACTCCACCGTTGTAGGAATGTCCGACGCGCGAGAAGAATGTTGCGTAGGTAATGCGGTTGATGAGTCCGCCATCAGCCCAATCCCAGACACCGCCGGTTGGCAACGTTCCACCACTGAAGGGGATCTGAATTCCAATTGGCAGCCACTTGTCAAGCAGCAAGACGAGATCCGACTCGGGAATGCCTGATGCCCATGCAATCGTCCTGCCAGGGATGTTACCCAGGATGTTTGCCCCGGGGATGTCGTCAAACGGCTTGGCATTCCACTGGATCGTGCGATCGGCC